TTGCAATAGGCACGCATTTTGGATAATTTTTTCTTTTTTCTCCACCACTTCTTCCACACTTCGGGTATGAGCCATCCGATTTTTTGTTTGCAATATCTACCCAATTTTGTTTGACCCATTCTCTAAGTCCTCCACCTTTTGAATAGTAGGTTCGCATTACGAATTCTTTCCGTAAGCTTTGCCTTTACCTTTCATTGCTAACTTACAACCTCTTGTACCAGATTTTAATCCAACTCTTTCATTCATCATTCCACCACCCATAGCTTTTTTACGACTACCTTTTTTACCACCTGGTGTAATTTTACCTGAACAAACTGCAGAAGCATACATGTTCGCGTAGGCCGAAGGGTATACCTTAAATTTTCGCTTCGCTGCTGCTTTTCCTCTAGGACACAGTTTTGCCATTATACTTCCTTTGCTAATTTTTTATCAATTTTTCTTTGTACAGCTTCAGGTAATTTAGAGAAATTTTTCTTTTGTGTACCTGTTGCATAACCCATTCTACGGCCCATCATTCCGCCGCCCATTTTCTTTTCTCTATCTAATTCTTTACCTTTTTTAAATTTTTTCTGTGGCTTATCTTCTTTTAAAAGACCTTTGTATTTTTGTTTAGGGTTTTCTCCAGGTCTAGTAGCATGAATACCTTTACTGTGTTTAAACTGAAATGCTCTTCCTGTATCAACTAAATTTTTTTGTTCTTTTTTAGCCTCACGCATCATCTTTCTACCAGTATCCATTTTCTTTTGCGTTTTAGATACTGCATCAATTCTTTTTGAAGTTTCGTCTCTGTAAACTCTTTTTACACTTCCTGAAATATCTTTTGTAGGTTTTACGGATTTAATAGTTGGTGAAACTTTGCCTTTAAAAAACTTAAATGCTTTAAAAAATTTACTAGCCATTATTTTTTTCCTCCGTTTCTAAAAATCTGTGTGCCTTTTATACCATAAATACTCGCCACGACAAGGATCCAAAGGTTTGTAAACCATGATGGGAGCTGCGAGAACATCTCAAAAAATAATTTTACCTTGTCCATCGCTGTTGGGTCATCTGATATAACTGCATATGCAAGCACCAACACGGGCAAACTAAGAATTATCAAAACTGCCTCGTCCTTCCAGTCTGATTGACGGGCTTCTAACAATTTTCCCTGGTAAGCTTCCTCACCACGTGCCATACGATCAGCATGTAAGAGTTGTGCCTCTGACATTGCCATTTTCGTTTTCTGCTTGTTAGCATAAATCTTACTTCCAGCAGAAACGGCTAATTTAATTGCCGATAACCACATAATTTAGTACCAAGTAGCTTCTTTTTTCTTTTCAGCTAACATTCTTTTAGTTCCTCTAACTTTTTCCTTGTCTCCAGTAGGAATATTGTTGAAAGAACCATTAGATGTAGTCTTAGATCTAGGATCAATTTCCAAATTTTGTTCTGGAATTTTTATTTCCTTAGATTTTTTATAGTTCATCATATTATTTACCTTTTTTTACTCCTTTTATAACACCTTTGTTCTTAGATGCATAGAATATCTTTTCACCCTTCTTCTCGCCGTATTGTTTCTTCATGGATTTCATGATTTTTTTACCTTTTTTGTTTAATGGCATTAATCATCCTCCGTCATTACTACTGCTTTGTCAATTCCTGACTTTGCAAGACTGACTCCAGCTCGTAATTTTGCCAAATCTTCGTTTTGTTCCATTTTATCTTCTGCAATTTCACCTTGTTGCATCAATCTTGCTCTTGCAATGTCAT